CCTTGCCGCTGATGTTGCTGACCATTTTGTCAGCGCCAGAAGGGTTGCCCAGAATGTCCTGCATGTCCTGCTCGGTCACCTGCAGAAGGGCTGCCATGGCCGGTGGAATTTGTGGGCTGCGGGTGTAGGCCACGGGGCCGCTGATGCTTTGGCTGCCGTCGGGGCCGGTGATCGGGTTGATCAGCAGGTAAGGGTAATCCTTGAGGTTGTCCTCTGCCCACATGACCTGGTGGCCTGCGACCTGCTCAGGCGTGAGGATTGGCTTCTCGACGCTGGACAGGGCGCTGATCTCGCCCAGCTTGGACAGCTGCATGTTCTTCAGGCGCTGCGCGTCCTTGGCCAGGCGCACGTGGCCCATGCAGCGCTCCACGTTGTCCACAAACCAGCGCTTGCCGTAAACCGGGATGATCGGAATGCACTTGCCTGCGATGTAGCCAGCGTCCTCAAGGATGCGGCCACCGGACATGATGTACTTGTGCACCTTGCGCGACTTGATCTTGCGCTGGCGCACCTCTTGGCTGCCAATGGCTGCCAGGGTGTTCTCCAGCTCTGGGTCTTCCTCGAAGTCCTTGGAGCGATAGCGTTCCTCGGTGCCGTCGATGTTGCGGAAGATGCGAATGGTCTCGGTGACGTCCTCGACCTTGTAGTATTCCGCGATGTAAACCACATCTGGCGTGGCCCAGTCGAACTCGTACTGGTGCACGATCTTTGGCCAGTTGGTCGGGTCGTCGCCCCACTCTTCCTTGTAGGATTCGTAGGTCATCGAGTAGATGACGTAGCAGAAACGGGCATCGGCCTTGTCCTGGCGCTTGGCGTTCAGGTCAAAGAACACCGAGCTGTCGGCATCAAAGATCGGCTCGATCTGGATGCGCTGGCGCTCGTTGTCCTCGTCCTCGTCGTCCTCGTAGGTGGTGCGCAGACGCCAGGCACCAAAGCCACCGCCCACTGCTTCCTCGAAGGCGTTGTCGTATGCCTCGTCGGCCACGCTGTCCTTCTCGTCGGCACGGTACAGACCATCGCAGGTTTCGGCCAGCTTGTCGGACATGCTGCCGTCCTTAGACACGTAGTCCACGGTGATGCGGTTGTTGCGGTATTCGTTGATGATACGAATGACCGACAGCATGATTTTGTTGACTTCAAACTTCGGCTTGTTCTCGTAGATTTCCCACAGGGGGCCTTCCCACTGAGCGCCGGACAAACTGTAGAAGCGTCGGTCTTGAAGGCATTGCAGCCGTTCGTCGCGCAGCGCCGTCTGGACGTTGTCGAATTGAGCCAGCGCTTCTGCGTGAACATTTGCTAGTCGCTGATCTTTTGAAATGCGTGCCATATTTTTGCCCTCGTTTCAAGTATTTTCGCACCGATCACCATCGATTGACAACCGGCAGCGGTTTGAAGCTGGCAGCCTTGTTGGCCGGAAGCCGCTGCACCAGGTTGATGGCGTCGAACATGGGATCAAGCTGGTCGTCGTGTGCACCAGACGGGAAAGCGGCCACCTCGGCCAGAAAATCGGACAGCCAGGGCGCGTCGTGCGGCAGCAGGACGTTGCCGGATTCAATAAACGGGGCTGCGTCATAGCCTCGGCTGATCTTGTCCTTGTTGCGTTGCACGGCCACCACTGGGATGCCCTCGCGCCGGAAGGTCTGGATCAGGCCGGTGCCCGACACCTTGTCCTCGACGTACATGCCGCGCATGGCGGAGCCTTGGGCCACGGGCCGCTGGTCGTTCAGGTGCTTGAGCCAGAAAGCCCTGGCCTGCACCAGCAGCTCGGGGGCCTCCCACTTGCCGCGCACCTGGTCGAGCTTGACCGCCTGGCCAATGCTTGAGCGTGCCCAACACTGCAGCACCGTCCAGTCGTTGTGGTCGGCAGTCTTTTGGGCCGTGTCCACGGTCAGGAATCGGAACTCAAGCTGCGGGATGCTTGACCAGAACTTGAACCAGTCGGTGTTGATGATGCCGCCGCCTCTAGGTGCTGGCCGCTGTTGCAGCTGTCCGGCTGTGCCGTAGGTGCCAAGGGTTTGCTCCAGCTCGGTGACCTGCACCTCACCAAAGCGCTCGGGGAACATCAGCTCGCCTTCCTCGGTGCGCGGGTCTGTCCAGCCGATGCTGGTGGTGCAGCGGAAGGCTGGCTCGAAGCGCATCGGGATGCACAGGTGCACATACGGCAGGCCCATCTCCTTAATGACGCCTGAAATGTCCTTCTCGTTCAGGCGTTGCATGATCACAACAATGGCCGACTTGTCGGAGTTGACACGGGTCGGCAGGGTCTCAGTGAAGGCAATGCGTGCTGCCTCCAGCTTGGCCTGACTGTTGGCGTTGTCGGCGCTGATCGGGTCGTCCAGGATAACCCTGTCGCCGCGCACGCCGGTCATGCTGGTAAAGGCTCGGGCCTGCCGGATGCCCTTCTTTGTGTTGCCGAACTCGCGCTTGCCGTCCAGATCGGCCAGCAGCTCGATGGGCCAGAGCTTCTGATACCACTCGGACTTGATCAGGTCGCGGCATCGTCGGCTGTCTCGAATGGCCAGCTGCTCTTCGTGGGCCGTGCCAACAAAGCGCATCTCTGGCAGGTTCATTGGCCCCCACTCCCAGGCTGGCCAGATCACGCCGGTCAACAGGGACTTCATGGAGCCGGGTGGCACGTTCATGAGCAGGCGGTTGATATCGCCCTTAGTCACGGCCTCCAGGTGCAGGCAGATGGCATCGAGCGCCCAGCCCCACTTCAGCTCGGCAGCCGGTTCAAGCACGCGCCATGCACGCTTGGCAAACTCGGCCAGGCTTCTCCTGCACAGCTCGCGCTCGATGGCCAGAAGATCAGCTTGCGTCAGTTGCATCTTTTGCGGCCATGATCTGCGCCAGCACCTCGGTGCCCAGTTTGGAAACGTCCAGGGTGGCCACGGTAATCGGTGCGCCGTCCTTGCCAGTGATCTCATGGGCCTGCACCTCTTTCCAGCGCATCTGGGTCTTGCTCCACCAAATGGCTGCGGTAGTGTCGCCGCCCATGGCCTTCTGGAACAGGGTTTTCCCGACCTGGCCGTTGGCCTTGGCTTTGCCCTCAATCAACTCCCTGGCAAAGTGCTTGCGCAGGGTGTCGGTGTCAATGCCGCCTCGAACCAGCACGGCAATCTGCTCAATCGGTAGGCCGTAGCCGGACATGGCTTCCACCTGTTTGCGCTCGGCATCGGTGGGTTCAAAAGCCTTACGGCCAGAGTTTTCACGTGCGCCGCCGTGTTCTTTTTGCTTCAATTCCTTTTTTGGAACCGATTTTTCAAGTTTTTGTTTCGTTGTTGCCATTTGTAACCTCCGCGAAAGGTTCGCCAGTTTCTGCGTGAGTTGCTATTTTGCCTGTGAAATCCTGCCAACGCTTCACAATCACATCGCAATACTTCGGATCGAGTTCCATGATTCGAGCGACGCGGCCGTTCTTCTCGGCTGCGATCAGGGTGGTGCCGGAGCCTCCGAAGCTGTCCAGGACTTGATCGCCGCCCTTGGTGTTGTTCAGGAGCTGGTACTCAAACAGGGCAACGGGCTTCATGGTCGGGTGCTCACCGTTCCGGGAGGGCTTCTCGAACTCCAGGATGGTGGTCTGCTTGCGGTCGGCCGCCCAGAGGTGACTGGCTCCTTCCTTCCAGCCGTACAGGCATGGCTCGTGCTTCCAGTGGTAGTCCTGGCGTCCCATGACCATGCTGGACTTTTTCCAGATCAGGCACTGGCGGACAGTCCAGCCAGCGTCCTTGGCCGCGCCTCGGAAGTTGTAGCCCTCGCTATCTGCGTGCCAGATGTAGAACACAGCGCCTGGCTTCATGACCGTGTCGGCTGCCGTGTAAGCATCACGCAAGAATTGTCGGAATTGGTCGTCGCCCATCTCGTCGTTCTTGATCTTGAGCGCGTCCTTTGTCTTGCCCTCGTAGGCCACGTTGTAAGGCGGGTCGGTCAGCCACATGTCGACCAGCTGCCCTTCGCAGAGCTTGGCCAGGTCGTCCATGCTGGTGCTGTCTCCACACAGGAGGCGGTGCTTTCCCATCACCCAAATGTCGCCGGGTACGGTGCGCGGGTGTTCTGGCAGCGGTGGGGCGTCGTCGGGGTCGGTCAGGCCTTCGGTGCCAACGGGTGCCAGTAGCTCCTTGATCTCGTCAAGGTCGAAGCCGGTCAGCTCGAGGTCGAAACCGAGCTCCTGCAGGTCGGCAAACTCCACCTTCAGCATTTCAGTGTCCCAGCCTGAGTTCAGCGCCAGCCGGTTGTCTGCGATCACATAAGCGCGTTTTTGTGCGTCGGTCAGGTGCTCCAATCGGATGCACGGGACTTCGCTCATGCCCAACTTGCGTGCAGCGAGCACTCGGCCATGTCCGGCAATGATTCCCCCCCCCCCATCAATCAGCACAGGATTCGTGAATCCGAATTCCTTGATGGATGAGGCGATCTGCGCCACCTGCGCGTCGGAGTGCGTCCGGCTGTTGCGTGCGTAGGGTATCAGCGCATCGATCTGGATGACTTCGAGATGGTCTGGGAGTTTCATTCTGTGGGCCTTTCGATGTGAACTTCTACGAATCCGCCGACCGTCTCGCCCTTGCGGATGGTCAGCGTCCAGTGTTTGTCGTCTACCTTCAGCACGTCGGCCAGGCCGTCGAGCCCGGCTTTCATGCGTGCCAGGGCGTTGTCCAGGTCGTACTGCCTGCGGGTTGGCGGGTAGAACGTCAGGGTCAGGTGCAGGCTGGCGGACTGGATCGGGCGTGCGCCTTGCTCCATGGCATGCCAGAAACAGGACTCGCGGTACTGCTTTTTGAGCTTGGCGATCTTGGCCCAATGGTTTCTGGCGTTTGGGGATAGGCCGGTGGGTGGCCAGGGCAGCTTGATGATCATTTCCACCTCGTCCAGATCAGCCAAAGCCACAGCGCAACGACGCCCCACCACTGGCCAAGTGCAACAAGCACAATGGTCAAGGTGATTAACAGGCCATTTTCAAGCTGTTCCATTGCCGCCTTCCAGCCGGTTGGCCACCAGCGTGGCGTAGCCTGCAATGTCAATCCAGTTGTCGGCATAGTTCGGGTCGCCGTTGATGACCCGTGCGATCTTGTGCGCGATCATGTCCAGCGCCTCCAGTTGGTCATGCTCCAGCTCTTTGTTGCGTGCTTTGGCCGCTGCGTGGATAACCTGCTTGAGCACCTGGCTGATCTCGGCGTGTCCTTGGAAGCTGCCGTATCTGGCCTGGCGTCCTTCCAGCATTTCGTTGACGTTGGTCATTTCAGTCGCTCCAGTGTATCGGCCAGCAGGTCGGCCTCGTTGAATCCGTAGTGCTTGGCAAAGCCCTTGGTGCCCAGGCCGTGCACGCCAAGGTTTCCCCTGTGGTGTGGCACGCAAAGGCCGATCACATCCATGTGCTTGGCACGCTGGCCCATGCCGGTGCCGTGCCGAGGATGATGCAGCTCCACCGGGCCTGGCTCATGTGGGCCGTGTATGCGCCAGCACACAGCGCATCCCAGCTCGGCCACGCGGCTCATGTGCTTGCGTTCTGCGATTGTGGTCATTTCGCCTCTATCTTGTAATCGTGGAACACGGTGCCCAGGCTGGCATCGCCAACCTTGCAAGCCTTGACCCAGACGTTTTTTCCGCTGGCCAGCCTGCGAATATGGCCGCGACGGTCGTGCAGCCTTGGGGATGCGTGTGTGCCGCCTTTCGATTCGCCTCTGGCGGTCTTTGGGCTGATCTTGACGGTGCGCCAGTCGTAGGTCGGCGTTTTGCCTGCAGCGATTTTGCGCCTGTTCGTGAAGGTGTCGGTTATCACGGGCTGATAACACTCGCAGCCGGTGTCCATGCTTTCCAGCCACTTGGACATGGTGGCCAGCATGATCTCGGCCACATCTCTTGGCAGGTCTTGGCCTTCATCGACGGGGCCGTACTTGATCTGGCCATCCACGATGGCGTAAACCATCGGCGGAAAGGTGGTGTATTTTCCAGGCTGTCCCTTGCTCAAGTCGAGCACGATGCCTTCCTCTGGATCATCTCCGGCAGCCAGCATCATCATCTCGTAGCGCTCATGGCTTGAGGTTTGGCCAGCCCAGAGCACCAGGCTTTTTTCAAACGGTGGCCGATGGGTGGTTAAGTTGTTGATCTTGATGCCGGTGGACAGGTCGGCGCCTGAAATGTCAAACCACTGCATTTCAGTCGGGTCAAGGCCGGATGCAATGACCGACTTCATGATGCAGCGAACGTGTGCTGTTGTCATAGCCTCTCCGTGTGGTTGGTGATGTAGTGGTGCTTCAGCATCTCAATTGAGCCGATCACCTCGTAGACGTTGGAATGGTCACCGAGCACGCAGGACATTCGCAAGCCATCGGCCAGGAAGCCTGCGGCAAAGAATGACTGCAGTCGGCCAGATTCAGCATCGGCCAGGATGTCTTTGAGCGCAGCCACCAAGGCCGCGTTCGGCTCATTTGTTGGCACGGTTGCGCCACGAAGCGCTGTGATGTTGCTCATGAAAACCACCTTTTGATGTGCGCAAAGACAATCGCAGCAATCGTGAACCATGCACCGACGCCTGCAATCCCAAGCCAAACCAAAGCCCAAATGCCTGCCTTGTCTGCCTCTGTAAGTTTCATGTGATCTCTCCAGTCTCTGGGTCAACGTACTCAGGCGCTGTGAAGCGCACGCCCTGCTGCGCACCGAAGGCTTCGATCAAGTCCTGTAGCTCGCTCATCTCAGGCTTGGTCATCTTGCTGGTGGACTTGCCGAGCACCACAAATCCTCTATCAATGCCAGGCACGACGTCCTGCTTGGTCATCGATGCGGTCATCACGTGCTTCCATTCCTCGGCGCTCAGTTTGCGGCCGTACCAGTCGACCTGCTTGGCCAAATCTGTCAACATCGCCCACAAACGCGCATTTTGTGCGAGCGTGCGGGTTTCTGGCTTGATCTCCACCACCATGCGGTGGCCAGCCATCAGCAGGGACTTGAGCAGTGGCCAGATCTGTTGGGTCAGGACTTTGTGGGCCTGCACCGGCTCCCAGAGGGTGAATCGTTGGCGCTCAGTCATTTGATTCCCTCCCGGACTGCGATCCAGCACTCGTCGAGGCTGAGGGGGGTTTCGTCAATGCCTGGGCGACGGATGCCAAGATGCGCTCCCGGCCAGGGTTCTGTGGGTATCGGGCAATCGCTGCCAGCATCCCTGCTGCTGCTTGTTTGTTCGGCCTGGTGCTGATCACCAGCCGGGTGCAGCACGACAGGCACCCAAAGTGATACTGGCCGGACAGCGGGTTCTGTGCGTGGGCTTGGCAGGCTGTGCATGTCATTCGCCCTCCTGGATTCTGAGCGCCTTCTTTGCGCACTCCAGGCTGCCGATGTTCACTCGGTCGCCAGCAGCCTGCCTGGCCAGCAGCTTGCGTGCCCAGTCTTTGCCGTCGTTCATGGCAACAAACTCCACCGGGCCGATGGGCTTAGCTTCTGGTGGTGGAAGTCTGCGCGGCTGGTCGTCGCTGAAAGTCTTGCGCGGCATCACAGCCTTGCAGATCGCCTCGAACTGCGGAAGGTTTGGCGGGAAGGCAGGGCACTCGTCGGCCAGGCGCTTGGCTGCCGTCTCGATGGTGTCCGGTGAATACTTGGCCAAGGCTGCCTCCCAGACCAGCATGGCAGCACGAATGCCCTTGTCCTTGCCGTTGGCGTCGCGCTCACCGGTGGAAAACTTGGTGGTGAACAGGCTGCCGTAAGACCCGTGCAAGACGATGAACAGCTTGCGGATCGTCGGGTTGTCGCCACGGGGTGCGGGTTGTTGGCCAGCGTTCTGGATGGCCTGGCTTGCCATTTCAGCGAGGTTATTCATTGTCGAACACCCCATCAAAAATTGCGCGGGAGGCTGCAGCGTGTTTGTGCTCGTTCCGACCTTGTGCGCTGCGCGTTGCGGTCTGCCTGCGCACCCAGTTTCGCCAAGTGGCTGGCCAATCGGTTTTGACGCCCTTCTGGCCAGGCTGTGCAATCCAGTAGTCCAGGAATTCAGCAAACACCGTCTGCGGGTCAAGGTCTGCGCGTTCTTGCCTGCAAAACCCAATCCACTCGCCTGGCAATTCAAAACCTGTTGGCAGGCGCGTGCCGCGCTGCGTCTTTGTTGTTCTTGGTTCTTGGTTTATGGTTCTTGGTTCTTGGTTAGGTGGCGCTTCGTTTACGGGTTGTGCACGGTTCGTGCTTTTCTCTTTACGCTTCGTCTCACGATCCAAGGCAATCCGTTTGTTTGTGTCTGCTTTGGCGTGATAGTCCAACAGCTCGGCAAGGATGCGATCTTGTACATACTGGCCATCGTCATCCAGCTTGAAAAACCTGGTCAGCACGAACTTGACGGCCTCAATCTCGGCCTCGGTGCTGGCCCAAGTCCACTCGATGGCCTCTTCAAGCGTTGGGAACTTCTCACGGTCGTAGCACGAATCGATCAGAAGCGTGTACGCACCGTGCTGCAACATGGACAGCCGTCCGCATTTTTTGGCGTAGTCGCCTAGGTTTCTTTTGTAATAGTGCATGGCACTTCCTCGCAAACCCTCCAGAAAAAAGACTTACGGCAGGCGGGAGGTTCGCTCTTCGAGTGGGTAGCTACTCCCACCCTAGCCGGGTCTTGCATCACTTTACCTCAGACCACAACGTCGTTCAAGCTCTTGCGGTACATGGCACCAAACCTTTTATCAAGGGCTGGACGCCACCGGAAGGCCACGCCATTGATCAGCCAGGCTTGGACAGCCGGGCCACTTGGGGCACCGATGGCCTTGGCCACTGCCTTGTAGGAGCCAAGGCTCTTTCGGGCAAAGGCCAAGACCTGTGCATAGTATTGGTCGTCTTTGTTCATGTCCGTGACTGTAGCACACATCCAACAAAAAAATAAAAGATTTTTTATCGTGGTGCGTGGTAGATTTTCTTTTACTGTGCTATGATTCGTTTCACCAACAACCACCCACGAAAGGTAAACACGATGGAAATCAAGCAGATAGCAGCAGCCCTGGTGAAAGCCCAGCGAGAGTTCGGGCCAGCCCTGAAGACAAAGAACAACCCACACCTCAAGGCCAAGTATGCGGATCTTGGTGATTGCGTCGAAGCGGTCATTGATGGCCTGAACAACAACGGCATCATGTTGATGCAGCAGACGCACGAATGTGAATCTGGCATCTTGATTGAAACCCTCTTCATTCACGAATCTGGCGAGGTGTTCTCAGCAGGCAAACTGCACGTTCCAGCGGTCAAGCACGACGCCCAAGGGTACGGCAGCGCCCTGACCTATGCACGCCGCTACAGCCTGATGGCAGCCTGCGGCATTGCACCAGAGGACGATGATGGCCAGGCCACAAGCAAAAAAACACCGAAGCAGCTGGACGGTTACCCAGAATATGAAGCGCAGACACTGCCAGCCATGCGCGAGGCAGCCATGCAAGGCGAGAAGGCTTTGTCCGATGCGTTCATGGCCCTGCCAAAGTCAGCCCACAAGGCAGCCTTCTGGCAAGCCCAAGGCCCTGCCCTCAAGAAGGCAGCCAAGACCGCCGACACACAAGGGGCAGCAGAATGAGAGTCATCACAGCAGATCAAGGCACCGACGAGTGGAAGCAGGCGCGTGTGGGCGTGCCATCCGGCTCCAAGTTTAGCGACATCATGGCCAAGGGTGGTGGAGCAACCCGCGCCACCTACCTGACGGCCTTGGCCTTGGAGCGCATCACCGGGGTGCGTGACGAGTTCAAGACCACATTTGCAATGGAGCAGGGCACAGAGCGCGAGCCTTTGGCCAGGCTGGCGTATGAAGCCAGCACAGGCCAGCTTGTGGAGGAAATCGGCTTCTGCATGCACAACACCATGCAGGTCGGGGTCAGCCCAGACGGTCTGGTCGGCAAAAACGGCATGACCGAATACAAGTGCCCGATGCCAAAGACCCACCTGGAGTATTTGCGCCTGGAGGCAGGAAAGTGCCCGACAGCTTACCGCTGGCAGGTGCAAGGCCAGCTTTGGATTGCAGAGCGCGAGTGGTGCGACTTCGTGTCCTACAACCCAGATTTTCCAGAAAATGCCCAGCTCATCATTCGCAGGGTGATGCGCGATGAGAAAGCCATCAACGAGCTGGAGATTGAGGTGATCAAGTTCCTAGGAGACATCGAGCGCGAGGTCGAGTTCATCCAGTCTTACAAGGACGCAGCATGAGCAACACAAACACAGGTGGGCCAGCGTTTCCCGTTGGCGAAGAAGCACTGATTCGCAATTTGCAAGGCATGACCATGCGCGACTACTTTGCGGCCAAGGCGATGCAGGGCATGCTGGCGTGCCCCGTGCAGCCGCAGTCCGGCGCGGACTTGTACGCACGAGACGCTTATTTTGTTGCAGACGCCATGCTGAAAGCGAGGGACGCATGAACGGGCGCGACCTTCGAGATGCAGGCATCGCTCGCGTGTCCATTGGCCGCGAGGAATGGATCGCCAAGGCACGCGGAACTGCGATTGCAATCGCAAGGCGTGCTGGCCAGGTGACCATCAATGATGTTCGGAAGTTCATCGAGCTGCCAGACGACTTTCATCCCAACACATGGGGGGCAGTGCTTCGCGGTAATGCCTTCCAAGCAATCGGCTTTTGTCAAGCAACCCATGCATCGGCACATGCTCGTGTCGTACGCATTTACAAACTGAAGGAGAGCACGGTATGAAAGCAAACGGACTGGCACGCATTGGGCGTGATGCTGAAATTAGGTACACACCAGGCGGAGCAGCGGTGGCCAACGTCTCGCTGGCGTTCACTTACGGCAAGAAAGGCGACGACGGCAAGCGCCCGACGCAGTGGGTCGATGCCTCGCTGTGGGGCCAACGCGCAGAGTCGCTGGCACCGTACATCAAGAAGGGTGGCCAGATCGTGGCATACCTTGAGGATGTGAGCATCCAGACTTTCACCAAAGGCGACGGCACGCAGGCCACCAAGATGGTCGCACGCCTGGTCGATCTGGAGTTTGTGTCCGGTGGTGAGCAGGCAAGCAGCCAGCCTAAGCCGCAGCCGAAACCGCAAGCAGCACCACAGTCGCATGGCTCCGGCTTTGACGACATGGATGATGATATTCCCTTCTGATGGAGACAAAAATGGAAGAGCAACAACCAAAGCGGCCACCATTCAAGGTGTCCGGCTCGGCAGCGATCAAGCACCTGAACGTGCGCAAGGAAGGGCCAGACGACGAGAAGATTCTGGCCGTGGACATCAAGATGGAGATCAAAGGAATAGACAGGGCGCTGTGCGGGTACTTTGACGACGCCTTGGAGGCCTTCTTGTGGAGAGGTGATACCAATGCCTTGATCGTCCGCAATCTTTGGCTCACGCCTGTGCAGTACGGCAACCTGGTGTCATCGGCCACCGTTGAGATCGGCAGCCAAACATTTGTCGGCGCTGAGATCAAGAAGTTCAGCATCACACCACGTGACGGTGGCGTGATCGCATTGACCTGCAGCGTGACCATTTACCCCACCGCGCCAGAAGTATCGCAACTGGCCAAGCTGGTGCAAGACGAAACAAACGTCCTTCTCGAAGGGCCACCAGACCTTTTTGATTCAACAACCCCAATGGAGCAACCATGCAAGAACAACGTCAACTGACTTTCGGAGAAAAGGCCGTCGGCCTGACATTCAACCCAAGCGGAGACCCAACAGTCGAAGCGATCAAACGCAAGTGCGCCGACTTGATCAACGAGATTCACGAGCTGCGCACCAACCAGCCCAACAGCGAGATCGCACGCATGGCCAGCATTGCCATCACAGAAATCCAGACCGGACAGATGTGGGCAGTCAAAGCAGCCACCTGGAAATTTTGAGGAGCAACCATGAGCACACGCATTTACCTGGTCACCGACGTGGAGACCAACAAGCACCGCCTGATCCGCGCAGGCAACCAGGCCCAGGCCATCCGGCACGCAGCGCAGACGCGCTTCGACATCGAGGTGGCTGGCCAGGATGATCTGGTGAGCCTGCTGACCAGTGGCATTCCGGTCGAGCTGGCCGGTGGCCCTGCAACAGCAGATATGTTTGAAGATGCAAAGGAGACAGCATGAACAACGAACAGATCGCACGCGTTTGCCATGAAGTGAACCGAGCCTATTGCCAAGCGCTTGGTGACATGAGCCAGCCAGCATGGGAGGACGCACCTCAGTGGCAAAAAGACAGCGCCATGCTTGGCGTCAAGTTGCACACCGAAAACAATGTCGGGCCTGAAGCCAGCCATGAAAGCTGGATGGCCCAGAAAGTTGCCGAAGGCTGGGTGTATGGCCCAGAGAAAAACCCAGACGCCAAGACCCATCATTGCATCGTGCCATTTGACATGCTGCCACGTGAGCAACAGGCCAAGGACTTCATTTTCCGAGCTGTGGTTCACGCTTTGCGCCAGACAGCGCCTGTCGATGACGCGAAGGAGGAGGCATGAGGATTTTCATCGACGGAGAGTGGAATGGCTACGGTGGAGAGTTGATCTCGCTGGCGCTGGTTGCAGAAGATGGCCAGTCGTTTTATGAGGTGCTTGGCTGCGATAACCCAGAGCCATGGATCGCTGAGAACGTGATGCCGAAACTTGGAAAGCCGTGGATCACGTTTGAAAGTCTGCAAGAGCAGCTTGAAATCTTCCTGCGTCAGTTCGAATCGGTTCGTCTGATTGCCGACTGGCCGGAAGACATCATGTGGTTCTGCAAAGTGTTGATCACTGGCCCAGGAACGCGGCTCGACACACCACCTTTGACGATGCAAGTTTTGCGCGTTGACACAGTTTCCAGCAATCCTCACCATGCGCTGTACGACGCTTGGGGTCTGCGAGATTGGTATGTCAACGCAGACATGAACCCTGTAAGGAGCGAACAATGACCAGCAAGAACAAAACCCAATACGTGACCGTCCGCCTGCCGGACGAGATCATGGCCAAGCTCAAGGCCGAGGCCGAGCGTAACACTCGCAGCCTGAGCGCCCAGGTGCTTCACTACATCCGGCTTGAGCTGGACAAGGTGAAGTCATGAAGCGCGGATGGCAATTCGATGTGGAGTGGTTCAAGCGTCGCTGGCCACTGTTCGCCGTCGGCATCGAGGACAATGAATTCATCCTGCGTTTGTGGGTGGTCGAGATCACTGTCTGGAGATACTGATGGACAAAAACAGGCACATGCTCATGGCGTACCTCAAGCCATCGAAAATGCACCTGGCCGTCTGCAAGGCCGCTGGCTGCGGGTGCCGTCCCGCGCTGGCGGTCTTTTTCGACCGAGTGGAAAAAACATTCAGCATTTTGGAGTTCAAGCCATGACATACGCGTCCGAAGATGACACCGAAGAACTGTTGCGCATCGGAAAGATGCCAAAGCCTCTACGCATTGCCGCCATGCTTGAAAAGACAATGCAGTGGCCTTTGCACGGCAAGGCTGCAGACTGCTTGCGTGAGATGTATGTGTTGTTTCAACACTGCGAAAACGAGATGCGTTACGCGGGGTGGGATAAGCGTGAAGCCGACAACTACGTGAGAAACGATGTGTACGAGCAGATCAAAAACATCTTGGAGAAAAACACATGACCGAAGACGAGATGAAGCTGGACATGCTGGTGGCCGAACTGGAATACGAGAACCGGCTTTTACGGGCCAGAAACGAGCGACTGGTATCCGAGGCCCAGACAAGCAACTTTGAGCGCACAGCGGCCTGGCTGAAGGCTTGCGGCAAGGTTCCTGGGCCTGCTGCGCTGTCGGTTCAGATCGGCTGCCACATAGAGGAGTTTGTCGAGTTCCTGATGTGCATCGATTTCGATTCGGCCAAAGACCTGGAAAACCTGGAGTCGTGCGTGGCCGACATGCTGCACGTGGCTGCCGGGCTGAAGAAGGGTTTGGTTATGGCCAGCATCAACCCTAGCGACCGCATCGAGGCGCTCGACGCTTTGTGCGACAGCGAGGTTACCGGCAACGGTGTGGCATACCTGGCAGGCTTCGACAAGCGTGGATCCGACCAGGCCGTGCTGGCCAGCAACGACGCCAAGTTGGTGGACGGCAAGCCGGTGATCCTGCCAGGCGGCAAGATCGGCAAACCAGAGGGCTGGAAGGCTCCAGACCTGTCGGGGTTCGTGTGAAGAAAAAGCGCCAGCCACGCCCGAAGCGGTACACCTTGCTCGACGAGATGACCGCAAGTCCGACCGAGCCTTTGCCACAGGCTTGGCGGACGCACCAGCTCACCAAGATGTACCAAGGCCTGCACCAACTCGAGCAAGGCGAAAACCCGCAGCCAAACGACTGGCGGCTGGTGTCGGACGCCATCAACCTAGTGGAAACACTGGTGCAGGAGATGAAGGTCTGCGAGGACGGCAGCGGCCTGCTCATGGACGCCATCACCGCCATGGCCAAGGCAGGCAGGCGCAGCAAGGCAGGGCAAAGCCTGCGCCTAGACGGTGAAGGCATTGTGGCCGTGCGCTCCATCCTGAGCGACTATGCGGAGCTGATCGACGTGCTGCCAGCCAGGGTGATGGTGCGCTGCCACAGGCTGACCGAAAAGCGCCTGCATGAAATCCTAGATGGCAAGCGTGGGCCGCACGACATTGAGTTGATGGATTAGTAGAAACCCCTATAAAATAATCTTGCATTACTTGTGGGCGTTCGTGGTAATATGTGGTCATCGCAACCAAGGAGAACAGCATGCAACTGAAACGCTACCAAGTAATTCTGGCCATCATCGCCCTGATCGCAGCCATGGGCATTGTTGGCCAGTCAGACTTCGAGGACGAGCAGGCCCAGGCAGAGCAATACTGCGAGATGGTCAAGCTCTGGAAACAAACCAAAGGCCAGGCCGGGTGGCCAGCTTACAACGGTGAAGGGGTGTGCAAATGAAGACCGAGACCAGCATCCACCGGGTGGCCAAGATCGAGATTGGCGAGCGCCGCTTCCACGCCAGCTCGACAAGCCCATTCTGGTGCCGCAGCATCACAGTGACCGACGAAGATGGCCACAGCCACACGCTTGAGCTTTACAGCAACAGCGAAGACGAAGACACAGCATTGAAGGTGACCGCATGACATACCTGGCCGAAATCGAAAGCAAAGTCGCAGGCATACCTTGTCTGATCGGTGTGACGGAGTTCAGCAGCGTGCGCGGCTCGTACAGCTACAACGCGCCCAGCGACATGGATTATTACGGGTACACCGAAAGCTGCTGGGAGGTGCTCGACCGACGTGGTCGACCAGCCGCCTGGCTGGATCGCAAGCTGACGGGAGCCGACCGCTGCCGCATTGAGCGCGAGATCGAGGAAGCCATGACTGAGGACTCGTACTGATGGACGCGCTCGAACATTACGACCAGCTTTATGGTGATCTGGGCCTGTCACCAAACGACGCAGCCAAGTGGGTGTTTATCTCCGGCTGGAACAGCGCCATGCAGGAGGCCATGAAGCGTGTGCAGGCCATGCCGTTTGGCAACGACACCAAGGCCAGCTTTTCCATTTATTTTCAGCAAATGATGAAGGTCGATGCTGACGAGATCAAGGCAGGCATGCAATGAAAGATGTTCAAGCCGAACAACAAGTGCCGCTGGTGGAGTTGCTTTCCGCCGTTCCGGCAGACATTCGAGTTGGCGTGGATGACGTCAACGACTGGAAAGCTGGAACGACTTGGCATCCTGTTGGTCGGCTTTGCCATGATGCTTCCGTAGAACTGCGACGCCTTCGCGCCGAGATTCTTATTTATCACGATGATCGGCTGAGGTTGAGCAACGAAGTAGATCGCCTGAAGGCAGCACAGCGTGAGTGGGTGGGATTGGATCAAGACGACATCGACAAACTGAAGCACATGATCGACTGGACGGCAACTTGGTCATATGGCAAGTTTGCCTGCGAGATTGAGCGAATTTTGAAGGAGAAAAACGCATGAGCAACGTCATCCCATTCAACGGCATCACCAAGCTCGACCTCAATCCTGACATCGTGCTGGAAAACACCAAGGGCAAGCTGGAAGGCTTTTTCATCTGCGGGCACGACAAAGACGGCCAGGAGTATTTCGCCAGCACCTATGCAGACGGTGGCGATGTTCTTTGGCTGCTGGAGCGCATGAAGCTGCGCCTGCTGACGGTAGAGGTGGACGAGCAATGACCCACTGCGACGACTGCAAGCGCGACAGGCTGCCAGATGGTGGCATCAGGCTGACGCCGACAAGGTGGGTTTGCGCAAGGTGCTGGACGCTTATCCTACAAAGACGCAGCAGGTAAATAAAGATCAGCGCCTTCCAGCCCGTTGTCTTGCGTTGGTATCAGCCTGCCACTGATCGCGGCACTCAGGGCCGCAGAAGCGCCTGTCAGCGGCCACAGGCTCTTCGCAGTAGTGGCACAGGCCAGTCGGCTCAAGTCGCTGGTGTGGCTGCCTGGCGGTGGTAAGGCAGGCCTCGCGCTCTTGCTCTTCTCGGATGGTGGCTTGGTCGGAAACGTCGGTCATAAAAAAGACCCGGCACGTGGCCGGGCAAGGTGGCCGAAGCCACGGAGACAACTGCGTTAAGCCTTGCCTTTGATGCGTTCAAATGTGCGAAGGCCACCCAAGCCTAACATGCCGGTCAGCAAGACCATCAGGGTCTCGTTGTCGATCGGTGGCAAAGGCGGCACGGAGCCACCAAAAACGGCCACCAGCCACGGCAAAAGAGGCTGCAGGATGAACTGGTACACCAGGCCAAAAACGCACGCCCAGCCGGTTGCTGGACGCCAGCCGCCACGGAACATGTCTGTGCCTGCCTCGACCTTGTTGACCTCGATCTGGCCAAGCGCCATCTTTGTCTCTGCGTCGAGGACGGCCAGCTCGCCTTTCTGGGCCAGCTCCATGAGCTTGATCTTTGCTTCTGCGCTGGCTTGTGGGTCGGGCAGCACCTTCTCTAGCACGGTTCCAATCACGGGGATAAGTGCTTGCCAGATCATGGGTATGCCTTTCGATCAAGCTCGAAGTGAGGGCCGTCTTTGAAGGTGCGCCAGTCGCCGCCCCAAACGATGGCCACATCCAGCTCCTGGGCCGCCTCTTTCATGGCGGCCGCGATCTTGTGATACAGCGGCCAAGACCAGTCCACCTGGTTGTCCACCCAAGCCCCAAGATCGACCGCGTGGCCGGTGATGTGGCGCGAGTTGAGGGTCTGGCTTGCACCCGACTCCATCAGCGTTTTCTGGCGCTCAGGATCGCGCAATCCTTCCAGGACTGTGAAGTCCACAGTGGTGATCTCAATGGCACGCTCGACAACCTTCACCAGGTCATCGTGCACGCCTTTGAGACGCTGCTTTGAACGTGCTCCGAGCTTGTACATCAGCTTTTCCAGTGGCTGGCCACAAAGCCAACGAAGGCCGAAAACGCCGAGGCGATGCTCATGCCAATCCAAAGCCCACCCTTGGAGCGATTGGCCAATGCCAGCAACTCTTCAAGTTGGCGCTCCATTTTGTCGACCTTTCGATCCATGTCCTGCACTTTTTGCCAGAGCACGCCGTACTTAACCAAGTCGATCTCTCCATCCGCCATGACATCGGCCTCCAACATTTAGATGCCCTGGCCGGGCGTGACGTAGACGGTGGTCGCGCCAGAGGCCAGACCGCTGAAGAAAGTGTCCTTGTTGAAGCGCAAGATTTCGACAGCACCAGGCACCAGCACGACAGCTGGAGACGGGTTTCCGGCCACCGGAGCCACGGCATTGGCTGTCGCCTCTGCTGCGCTTGCTCCAGTGCCCAAGAACACGGTATTGCTTCCAGCGTTCACGAAGCGGTACTGACCAGCATTTTGTGGGTTGAACTTCTCGTAGACAGGGGCTTGGATACCAGCAGGAGCGACCGCATCAGCTGCGACGACGATGGTCTCTCCTTGTGGGTTGAATGCAATTTGTGAATTTGTGGACATGGTCTTTTCTCCTTAACCTTGACGAATGAGAGCTGCTTGGAAATAGGTAGAGCTTGTTCCGGAAGCAATAACAGCAACTGCTGCAGAGATGCGCGTGAACAGCTCAATGTAATCTGTGCTTCCGTTCAAATAAACCAAGCAAGAACCGCAGACCTGATTACCCTCCGCAACCAAGTCACCGATGCGCTTGAACTCGCCGCCGTTTTTGTAAATCAGGCCAATGCATCGAGTTGGAGTTGTTGATCCGCCGAAGTTCACAGCCGCAGAAACTTGGTAGTAACCAGGAACTTTTGGTGTGAAGCGATTAGTCGTGGTGTCGAACGCGCCATTCGTGTCGAAGTCTTCTGTGTTGATTGCAACTTTTGTGAAAGCGTTGGCGGTGATCGTTGTGTCAGTGCCTAAATAGGCGCTGAATGCAGGCCCATCTATTTTTTGAACAGTTTTTAACATGTTGATCCTCAGACTCGGGTGATGTTGATGAAGTTGTAGCTTGGAGATGTGTCAAGGCTTACGTTCCCGCCCCTGTTATGCAGGAGCTTGATCGTCATGGTGTCTGTTGTGCCGTTCATGTAAAGAATAGACGTCACCGACCCCGACCGCTGAATACTGACAGCTGAACCAGTTTCAGAAGCGTTGTACATCCCAGAGGCATACAAAACGCTATTCTTGTAAATTTGCACCTCAAATCGAGTGCCAGAAGGCCAAGTGTAGGCTTGCGTCAGCGCTTGAGCATCCACCTGGTAGTAGCCAGCATTCCTAGGCTGGAAGGTTCCAAGTCCTGGCGTGAATTCGGACAGAGTGTCAAAGTCCTCTGTGTCAAATGTCATCGTCACTGCGGTCGCATTGGGAATAACAATGGTGCTGCCTGTGTCGGTTGCCCGAACTTCAGTTTGAGCTGGGCCAATAAAGATTTGATTTTGTGGGTACGTTCCTTGGAATGTGAAACCGCCATCCAATACTTCCCAGAGGTTGGTGTCTGTCACAGCAACAGTGCTGTTCCAAACCCTAGTCACCAAGTCCATGATTAAGCGAAAGCGATTCTGGCGCAGTGCCACGCCATCAAACGTAAGCATGTTTGTGCCGGATTCAAAATACCCGCCAAACTCGTTTGCATCGCACGCCAGCACGCCTGGTTCAACTGTGATCGCGGACAAGAAGTCGAACCACTTATTGCCGCCAACGCCCATGCCGATTTTGTTGGCGTTGAAAACTTGCGTGCTGTTGCCAGTAACCTTTACTGGATAGTCGCAACGGATGTTGATGTTGTCGAGCCTGTTAAAGTAAATACTGGCAGACGACGTGTTGAACTCAATGCCGATCTGGTTGGAGGCTGTGCCGATTTTGTTGACAACGAAGTTTGTGAATGTCCAGTAGCTCTTGCCTGGATTCACAATCAGCGTTTTGTTGTTGATGGCCGAACGGACTTCAAAACCATCCCACTGGCAATACCAGTCACCAACAATCAACTGGCCGGAGCCGGTCAGGGTGATTTTTGTTTTTCCAGCCGTGTTTGCGTCACCAGCGCCTGCGCCGAACAGGCCTGATTGGATCGTCACAGGTTGGCTGATTAAATAGTCACCCTGTGGCATCCACAATGGCTTGCCTGTTGCTGCAGCTGCGACAAAAGCAGCCGTGTCGTCTGTCGATCCGTCTCCAGCAGCGTTGTAAGGAGCGTCTTTGACGTTGATAAGCATCTGTCGAAGATGCGCACCAACAGACCCTGCTGGATAGGCGACTGCCTGACTGAAAGAAACAGCACCAGCTGAAATGCTGGTTATCACGGATTCGCTGTAACGCTCAGTCGCAGCAGGTGCGCTGTAAACAGTGCTGCCGTTGCGGTTCATCACTCGGATGCTGTAATCGCTGTCCACGTAAAGGCGAGCAGGTGTTCCGTTGCGTGACGGGTAGCCAGCCAGCGTGCGAATTGGCTGCGGGGCTGCTATGGTCAATGCCGCATCCCAATACACGTTGATCGGGTTGACCTGCGGATCAAGGTTTGTTGTTCCGATCCAGACATAGCCAGCCTCAAGAGGTTGGCCATCGATGTCCGTAAAGATCGGAAATGTGGGTTGGATCGAGAGTGCGGACATTACTGGTTCTCCTGTTCAAATTGCTCCTGGGCCTGCAGCGATTGAACGATGAACTTCTCACGCGCACTCATTTCGCGTGGGAGTTTCACCGCATCGGCAAACTTTTGGAAAGATTGTGACATCAAGACGGCCTTTACGGTAGCCTTTGACGGGTTGCTGTTGGTGGAAACAGCCTCAACAGCCAGGCGCTGAAACTCAGGTGAGGCGATCAGATCGTCGGCAGCCTTGAGGGCATTTGTCTTGCCCTTGGTCAGTGCTGCTGTCAAACCGGATGCAATACCAGCACCAGGCAGGCCGACAAGGCTTGTGGCTGCCTCGATGGGCACACCGACGGCTGCACGCTTGGCCAGGCCGTAGATGTTCGACAGCATGTTGTCAGCGCCCTGCAGCTCCTGCTGGACGGCTTGGATGCGGCCGGTGGTGATGCGCTCGCGGGTGGCCTTGCTTACGTTGCTGGCTACGCGGTACAGATCAGACAGCTGCTTGCGTGCAGGCTGTGGAAGGTTAGCCATCAGCGCGGCATAGGCCTGCTTGTTGGCCAGCAGGCCTTCGTACCACTTGGCATAGGTGTTGAAGTTCAGAGCGCCGTTTTGGGTGGCCTTGCCAAATGCGGTGTTCAGGGCTGATGCCGTGACCATCTGGCGCATATCCTTTGGAATGGCGGTCAGAATCTTGGCCAGCTTGTCGGCGTCGCCTTTGGACAGGGACATGGTGGCCGACTCCAGTTTGCTGACCAGGCTCTGATCGAGCTGACGGCCAAACAGGGAAGTCATGTCATCTTCAAAGCCTTTGCGCATCTGCACCAGGCTCTTGGCCAAGCGGTAGCTTTCACCTTGGCCAGCAGTCTGTGCCAGTGCGAACTGGTCATCGTCGATC